CCTGCGCCAGCGGTTGGCGCCTCACTACTATCGCCGGGAAAAAGCTGAGTGCCTTGACCTGCCGGCCAAGGTTTACAAGGTCATGGGTGTTGACCTTTCTCCACAACAGCGCCGGCTTTACCAACGGGTCTTAGCTGATGGGGTCCTTGAGTTTGATGACTTTCGCCTTTTAACTCCCCTGCAGATCACCCGTCTCTTGCGCTGTCAGCAAATCACCGGAGGATTTTTACCTACTGAAGAACCAGGCACCGTTAAACCTCTCCCTGAAAATCCGAAGCTTAATCTTTTGCTTGAGCTAATTGAGGACCACCCAGGCAAAACGATTATTTGGGCAAGATTCCGGGCGGAAATCATGGCCATAGTTTCTAAACTTAAAGAAACTTATGGCCATGATTTAGTGGTTGAGTATCATGGCGGGGTGCCTTCGAACAAGCGGCCAGAGATGATTAAGCGTTTTCAGGAAGGCGGTGCCCGCTTCTTAGTAGGCCAGCAAGCTTCAGGGGTTGGCATTGACCTCTATGCCGCGGAGACGGTCTTCTACTTCTCAAATGATTTTTCCTATGAGCATCGTTATCAGTCCGAGGACCGTTGTCATCGGGTCGGGTTAAAACATCCTGTTCTTTACGTTGACCTAATTGCCAATGACACGATAGATGAACGTGTTCGTTGGGTCCATGAACGAGCAAGAAAATCAGCTGAGGCAGTATTAGGAAGGAGGGAAAATAAATGAAAATTGTCCTTGTTGATAACTTTAATCGAGAGGGGCCAGGACATGATGATAAATTAATCGCTGAAAAAGTCAACAAGCGCTTTATTAAAAAGATCTGTGAATTTTTAAACCTACGATTTGGTGGCATTAACAGTCCCAATTATTTTAGGCCCGTTGAGAATGACTACAAGCCTCATAAATTTAAACCATAGGAAAGGATAAATTAAATGAGGGATAAATTTAACTGGTTGGTTGACCTTAAGATTAAGCGTCCCGGGATCAAGGACCTGATGAAATATTTAGCCACCACTGACTTCTATGAGGCGCCTTGCTCAAAGCTTTATCACCTGAATGTCAAGGGTGGGTTGGTGACCCATAGTCTAAATGTCTGTGAGGCGCTTGAGCGCTTTACCCTTCAATATGATTTAGGGGTTGACAAAGAAAGCCGGACACTGGTCAGTCTTTTTCATGACCTTTGCAAGGTAAACTTTTATATCAGAGGCACACGCAATGTTAAAAATGAGCGCACGGGCCAGTGGGAAAAGGAGGTGATCTGGAAGATTGAGGACCAATTTCCAATGGGCCACGGGGAAAAAAGCCTGGCCATCTTGCAGCGATTTTTACCCTTGACCGAGGCCGAGGCCTTAGCGGTCAGATGGCACATGGGACCATGGATCCTTGATACTAATGACAGTTATGCTTTGAATGAGGCAATTCGAAAGGTCCCTTTGGTTGGTGCCTTAATTCTGGCTGATCAGGAAGCCACATATTTTATGGATAAAATCAAACCGAAAGGAGGTGAAAAAAAATGATAACCTTGGGGCTAAGTTATGAGGACAAGACTACTGGGTTCGTTGGGGTAGCAATGAGCCGCACGGAATATCTTTATGGCAGCGTTCGCGTTGGTCTTCAGGGAACTACCTTGAAGGACGGAAAACCATTGGACTGGATTTATTTTGATGAGCAGGCCTTGGTTAAGGAAAACACGAAAAAATCCCCCTTTTAAGAAGGGCTAAGAAATGAGGTGAAAAAAATGGACCTTGAAAAAGACGCAAGGGAAATAGTGGTAACAGCAACCGATGCTCAACTCAAACGATTGTCCACCTTAGCTGAGGCCTTGTTGGTTCAAGAAGAGGCCATGCAAGAATTAACTGAAAAGCTTGAGCTCAGGAAAATGAAGTTGGATGAGCTGAGACGAAGATTGCTTCCTGACCTGATGCGAGACATTGGGGTCAGTGAGTTTAAGTTGACCTCTGGCGCCAAGGTAACGATCAAGGAGTTGATTGAGGCCAGTATTAAGGCAGAAAATCAACCCAAGGCCTTTGCCTGGTTACGAAAAAATAAGTTTGACTCATTGATCAAGAACGAGGTGATTTCGCGCTTTGGCATGAAGGAGGACAAAAAGGCCTTAGCCCTTTTGAAGACCTTAAGAAAAAATGGTTATGACTCCACCCACAAGGAAAGTATTCATGGTGGAACTTTAAAGGCCTTTGTGCGAGAGCAGCTTGAGGCCGGCAAAACGATACCAACATTCTTTGAGATCTTTGAATATCGGGAGGCCAAGGTTGAGCGGCCAAAGGAAAAAGTTAACCCATAAGACTTAATCAAAAAGGAGGAAGTCATGAAAAAAGTAGAAAAGAAAACAGGATCAGTTTCAACAGTAAACGATGGAAAAAAGAATTTGCCCGTTGCTCCAATAAATTTTGAGGCAGACCACGATGCTGGCTTTGAGATGGCGGGCCGAGATGCCTATGCCGTGCCGTTTTTAATCGTGCTGCAGACGAACTCTCCCCAATGTGCTGAGGACAACGGTGCTTATGTCAAAAATGCAAAGCCGGGAATGTTTTTTAACACTGCCACTAAGGAACTATATGACGGCAAAAAGGGTGTGATCATGGTTCCCGCCAGCTATCAGCATAAATACACTGAATGGGTTCCACGCGACCAGGGAGGCGGTTATCGCGGCGAGCATCTTTATGAAGACATTGACACCACCAAGTTACAACGTGACCCAAGTGGCAAGTTTATCTTAGATAGCGGCAACTGCCTGGTGGATACTTGCTATCATTTTTGCCTTCAGTTAACTGAGCAGGGACCAAGAATGATTGTGCTGGCCTTGAGTTCAACCCAACTCAAAAAATCACGCAACTGGATGACCTTGATGAAAACCATCAAGCTTGAGGGAAAGGGAGGCCACAAGTTTACACCACCAATGTTTTCCCACTGCTATAAGCTTACGACAGTGACTGAGAGCAATGATAAAGGGACTTGGAAAGGTGTCATGGTTGAATTAGACCATATGCTTAGTCCTACCTCTGAGGTTGCCATTTATGAATTGGCCAAGCAGTTTAGCCAGCAGATCAACAGCAATAAGGCAAGGGCCGCCGAACCATCAGCCCAATTCGCTGAAGAAGATGCTCCATTTTGAGGCCTCCAATGCTGGCCGAAAGATATTCAATTTATGGTCTCTCGGATAATTATGGGATAATTCGATATGTAGGGAAAACAAAATTTTCCCTGGAAAAAAGGCTAAAAACCCATTTAAAAAGATTAAAGGGAAATGACCATCGAGCAAATTGGATCAGGGGTCTTTTAAAATCTCCCCTGATCCAATTGTTGGCAGAAACCAATGAAGAAAAAACTGCAAATATCTTGGAAATTTTATTAATTGCTTTTTATAAATCGTTTGGGTGTCAATTGACAAATGGAACAGAGGGTGGAACTGGAGGATCAACTTTTAAAGGAAGAAGACATAGCATAGAATCAAGATTAAAAATGTCTAAACGTCCTTGGAACTATGAAAAACACCTTAGTAAGGAAATAAAAAGAAAAATCTCTGAATCACTTAAAGGACATTTTATAAGTGAAATAACTAAAGAGAAAATATCTAAAATTCTAAAAGGAAGGAAAAATACCCCTGAGCAAAGTAAAAAGCAAAGTGAAGCACAAAAAGGAAAAAGAAGAAAACCACATAGCTTAGAAACAAGATAAAAAATGTCTAAATCAGGAAAAGGGAAACATCATTGGAGTAAAGAAGCGAGATTAAGACAATCTAAATTACATAAGGGAAAAAAATTAAGTAAAGAACATCAAGAAAAAATAGGGAGTGCTCATAGGGGTATGAAATATAAACTACGGCGTCATGACAATAGCCCAACAATTCTTTGAACTGTTTAAAGGACTCGAGAGAGCACACGGTTCGTATCAGACCGTGGGAAATATAAACACCAAAGGCAAGGTCAGCGGTCAAGCCCGAACGCTAAAGGAGCCTGTTACTATTGAAACATGGAAAGATCATTTGGAAGGAAAAACTGGGCTTGGCATCGTGCCTATTGATGATGAAAACTTTTGTCATTTTGGTGCGATTGATGTTGACGTCTATAACCTTGACCTTGCCGCATTAGAGGCACAAGTTATTCGAGTAGGATTGCCATTAGTTGTTTGCCGCACTAAAAGCGGTGGAGCTCATCTTTATCTTTTCTTTTCTGAACCAACCCTGGCAACTTTTGTTCGTGACCAGTTGATGGAATGGGCGGTTCTACTTGGTTATCCGCAGGTTGAAATTTTTCCAAAACAAGGTGAACTTGGTGGTGAGGACGACATTGGCTCATGGATTAATATGCCTTATTTTGCTGGGGCAAGGACAACTCGTTATGGCATAAAAAAAGGTGAGGCCTTATCTCCTGAAGAATTTTTAACCTATGCCACCAGTTTCTTAACGACAATAAAGGCAATTAAAAAATTAAAACTGACAACAGACAAAGAATTAGTTGGTGGTCCTCCTTGTTTGCAACATTTAGCTCGAGCTGGTTTTCCAGAAGGCACTCGTAACAAAGGGTTATTTAATTTAGCCATCTTTTGCAAGATGAAGCATGGTGATGGTTGGCAGGTTAAGGCTGAGGAGATGAACAAACGTTACCTGATCCCTCCTTTAAAAGACAAGGAGGTTGAGGGAACATTAAAATCAGTCGGCCGTAAGGATTATTTTTACAAGTGCAGTGAACCGCCGATCTTAGCTGTATGCAATCGGTCAATTTGTGCCCGCCGTGAATTTGGATTAAAGCGGTCGGGAGAAGATCCAGGGATTATAATGGACGGAATGGTAAAGATCTTAACTGAACCTCCAATGTGGCTGTTAAACGTTAACGGGCGACGATTAACCTTGCCGTCGTCAGAAGATTTTTTAAGTCAAAATCATTTTACCAAGGCTTGTGTAGATAGTTTTAGTGTGCTGCCAAATCGCATTAATGATAATGTTTGGCGCAACTTGATCAAAGACCTTTTAGGTAAGGCGGAAGAAATTCCTGCTCCTGAGGATGCAGGGTTACGAGGTGAATTTCTTTCGATGGTCGAACGCTTTTGCACTGAACGGGCAGGGGCTCGTTCCCCAGAGGAAATGCTAACGGGCAAGCCTTTCACTGAAAACAATCAAACTTATTTTAGATCAATGGATTTGCTTGAATGGCTGCGCAAGAAAAAATTTACAGTTGATTCTCGAAAGGCATGGAATACACTGCGTGAGATTGGGGCTAAGGTAAAACCCTTTAAAATAAAAGGAAAATTTTTCAGGGCTTGGTCAATCCCTGCTTTTTCAACTCAAACTGAATCACTTGAGGTGCCGCCAATTGAAGATCAAGAATTTTAAAATTTGGGATAAGCGCCAAAATGC